TAATTAAATTGCGCTCTTAACCTGACCGCTACCTAAACCATTCTTCGCACGCAAACCGTACTCAGCAATCAAAAGCTGTTTTACACTATCACCAGACTTGGCAAGAGTTTCTGTACTGAATGGACGTAAATAGTCAACAGACCAAAGGTCAAAGTCAAGTATGTTGCAGTTACCGTCTGGCAGAAAGCGATCAGGCACAACTTTGAACGTACCAAAGTCTGTAACCAGAACATCTACTGCATTTACGGCAGTTGCGGGCTTGTTAGAAGACCCAACATCTTTGTAAAGATCAGCAACCACAGAGCCGCCTACATCAGCAGAACTAATGGTTTGCTTTACATCACTTTTACATAGAATGGTGTCGGGTGAGCCACCCAAGTCCCAAATGCGCGATATTACCGAATTAATCATAGCAAGAGTAATAGCCGTATCAGCACCACCAGTCAAGCTAGTTGTCGTGCCATCAGGATAACCCGCTGCACCGTTATTAACAAGACCAGCCCCAGTAGACGCAGCTATGATGGGAGTTGTACCGATGACGTTAGTGCCGACCCAAGTGGGAAAGCCGCCAGTAAATCTAGCAGCAGCAGCGCCACCAGCATCCTTAACCGTACCCATTAGAAGCATAAATTCCATATCACGCTTCATTTCTTTAGCACGTTTAGCAAGCTGATAAGCCTGAGTAGATTTACGACCAGCAAAATCCACGGCTTCAGCAGTTCCAGAACTCTGGACTTGCGTTGCGGATATCTGGGTGTAATTCGTCAAGCGTCTTGGCTCTGATGCGGCGGTGGAAGCATAATCCCAGCCTTCTACCTGTGTATTCATAGCCGCTGCTTGCAACTCATCTGTTTGCCACTCAAATAGAGTGTTATCAGCGGTTCCTCTGCCACACCCATTAAGAAACGGTGTGTCCATAGGGCTGATATTGTATATAATATTACTTAGGTCTTCCCTGATGCCAATAGCACCGTAGGTTTGCCTAGTATTTGCAGGAACTGCCATAATGCAATCCTCCTATTTTAAATGTCTATAAAATCCTCAAAGAGACTTATTGAATCATTTACATGACCCGTCTCTCGAAGACGCTTCATTTGAGCATTACGTTTTGCTTTGTTGGAGCCTGTCTTGGTTTTTCCCGTGCCAGCCCTAACAACTTTTGGTTTATTTTTTAACTTCTTGGCTTTTATATTTGTGTTTTGCAACGCATCATATTTTGCCGCCTTCAATAAAACCATCAAAGACCTATGATCGGATAAAGAATTAAGCTCATCACTTGTGAAACCATTATTTTCCGCATACTCTCGTATATCTGCGGTCATTTCTTTTGCTTTATCGGGGTCGCCCCAATCAGGAACTTTCTCGATTAGCTTTTCTTTTTCACTAATAACTTGACTCTGGAACGCTTGTTGAGTTTCAGCAGCTTGTTGCCCTTGCGCTTGGGCATACTGAGCATGTTGCTGACGTACTGCTTCCTGTGCGTCCCTGTATTCTTCCCTACGAGTTACATAAGCTATGGGATCATCCTCTTTCAAAGATTCCCAATCCAACCTCTCATACTGCTGTAACCCGCTCATGGTCTGTCGGCTTAGCATCACCAAAGCATCCATGTATTGCTTGCGATTGGCCTGAGTCGCAACTATCTCCTCGTTAATTTGATTCTTTAACGATTCAACCTCTCTGCGTTCCTCTGAAACCTCCTGCGTTTTTCTAGTATAATCCGACTGGCGACTATAGCCTTTTAAGAGTTCGTTGAAGGTTACTTCGTGTTCCGCTCCGTCTACACGGACAGAATAAAGCTCTTCTTCTTCCTCTTCGTCGGACTCCTCAGACTCGTCTTCATCTTCAGACTCATCGTCCTCAGACTCTTCCTCATCTTCAGAAACTTCTTCCAATGACTCGTCTTGAGTTTCCTCTACAGACTCTTCCTCTTCTGAAGGTTGCTCTTCCTTGCTCTCAGGTGTTTCCTCGTCGGAATCTAATAAGCCAAGAATTGCGTTATGGGCTGCCTCAATACTTTCTGAGGGAGCTACTCTGCCTTGCGGCACGGACGGGGCATTTTGCGTATCCGCCATTTTTACTTCTCCTTATATATGTGGGTGTTGCTTTTCTAGAACCTTAGCCATGTGTCCAGTTTCAACTATGGACGTTATATGTGCCTTGATTCTTTCAAGCAGTCTCGTCGCTAACCAGCATGACTCCCGCTGATCTACATCATTTGAGCCAGTTCTAGACCAGCTCAATAACAACTCTTTTTCTAATGTTTCAAATGCTTCTACAAATAGTGGGTCATCGAGTAGTCTCTTTGCCCTCTGTTCTCGTTGGTCATCTACCATAACTTTTCTTTACTTTCTTCCTTTTCTTCACTTCCTTTTTAGGTGGACGCCCTTTTTTGCTCCCGTATGTACCGATTCCGTATGGCATTATGTATCCCCTATAGCTACTGCGCGTTTTTGCTCTCGCTCAAGTTGAAGTTCCTGCATTTTTAATTCCGCATCCACTGCGTCAGCCGCAGCGACCTGTTGAATCTTCATCTGCTTGACTTGGATGTCAGCAGCTTTTATTTCAAGCTCTTTCTGTTTTAATTGAAGCTCCATAGCAGCCATTTGCTGTTTTGGGTCCGGCCCCTCTTGTTGGGGAGGCATCCTAGATGGGTCAGTCAAAAAGTCATCAACATTCTGAAAGCCCATATTCTTTACCATAGCGGCTCCTATATTATACATATTCTGAGCATTTACTATGGGTAGACCGCCCTTCATAGCCTCGCCAGCAAATTGCAACATTGCAGACAGGTGGGCTAACTGTTGGTCTTTATTTCCGCTACCCAACGCTACTGATACCGTACAATCAGCCTTATCGTTCCACGCATCGGGGCGAACCGGAATCCACTCATTGCGGATCATTACGGTTCTCTCTTTGTCCTGATTCTTTAAGAGAAGCTCATATATTCTACGCATTAGCTCCTTGACGCCTGTCTCTGCAAAGTTTCTAGCGATTAATTCAACCCGGCTTTGGGATGCGGTCATTACTGCATTTACAGCAGTCGCTGTAGTATGTGATGTCAGAGCATTCTCATTTAAACCTTGAGACATTTTAGAAACGCCAGCTCTAGACTCGCGCACACCATCAAGATACTCCAGCATTTGAAAAGAGTACGGCTCCAGTGATGGGGTCGCCAAAGGGGTGATAGCATTAGGGGACTTTACGCGAACCACACCACCAGGCCGTTGTGTTAATAAATCATCTAAGTTCGCTTGCCCTTCAAGAACAGCATAGCGACCAAAGTTCTGGTTATACATATTGTCCATTAGGTTCCGCATCAATGTACTTTTTATGAGCTGAAGATCCATTACTAAATCGGATACAGATAACCCAAAAAATTTATGCGGAATTTTTATTGGAGTAATACTTACAAACGGAATAGAATCAATTTCTGTATTATCTAAAACCACATCTCCAACAGTACAGAATTTACGCAACTCTGCAATACCGTCACCGTCATGGTCTACCCTTAGAAAGCTCTCATGCAACCAATAAACTTGCAAACTATCATCGTCAGTTCCGGTCCCCCACTCATTTCCCCAGTAGTTTGCAGATTTATCAAATTCATACCTTGATAAACGCTCCATTGAGTATTCATCCTCGCTAAATCCACCACTAGATAAATCTTCAGGATCTAGATTTTTATCGGGGTACATCTCCCTAAGATCGGACAATGTTTTAGGAACTCTATGGCAAACAAATCTCGCGTCTTGAATTGTTTTCGCTTCCCTTGAAATAAGAAACTCGTCTGGCGGAACATTCTCTATTTTAATTCTACCATTGTAGGCATTTCTTTTTACAACGATATCGTGAGTTTCATCTTCAAATTCTGTATGCTCTATAACTTCTACATCGTCATTAGATACTAGAACCTGAAGTTCCATCTCCTCAAGGTTTCGGTATTCCTCCCTACTGGATTCTTCGTATTCATTCCACCATACCTTTACAATACCATTTTTCTGCATCAAGGCATCTGTGAACCAAGAATACAGTATTTCCCAACCGTTATTATCTTTAGTAAACACATAGTTCACATAGTCGGTTGCCTGTTTCGCCATAGCAACATCTTCGGGGCCGACAGGACTAAACTTAACCATATCATCGCCAGAGGCAAAAACCCGCATCAATGAGGGCTTTATCCACTCAATAGTATCTTGGACTGTTGAGTCTACATACTGACTGCGACCCTCCACCTCATTACCAAAAGGTAATGCGTAGTAGTAGTCCATAGCCATTTCACGCTGTTTAGATATAGTATCACTGTAACCAAGAGAGTCTGTGATCTCTCCGCGTATCCTAGTTACAATGTCTTCTTCGCTAATTTTTTCAGCCATCAAATAATTCCATATTGCTTGTACTCTACTTCATTAGTCCAACTAGGGTCCGCTCCAGATACGGCATACCGTTTTGATTGGAATGCGTATCTTGTAGCAGACATTAGGTCGTCTCTTAAGGGTGTGATCTTACCCTCTTTTCTATGATACATTCTAAACTCTTCAAACCAGTTAGATAGTGTTGAAAATACTTTAAACTTATCTGCTTCCATAGCTTGAAGGATTGCCATAATCCCTTCCTCTATACTATTGCCACCCTTCTTCTCTCCTAACGCGGCAGGATTTGTAAAATGTTCCAGAAGCATATTACAACCTAGGTTTCTGTATTGGTCAGCAAGACCCGGATTTCCCATACTATCCCTGCGATTGCCGTCATGCGGGTAGGCTATGGGTATAAAACTGGGTCTGCTTTTTATAAACCCTGCGTGAGTTGCCGGAGAAGCTTTGGAGGCTCTATGGCAGTCATATATGTAAAATGTATCTGTATCGTTGTCTATAGCGCACCACACTACCGCTGTCGGGTGATCCCAACCAAAATCTATTGCTGCGATTCTAGGCCAGTGTTCTTCTATAGTTATTGGGTCTATAAATAACTTTTCCTCTGCTATGGGGAAAACAAGGCCAGAACCCAAAGAGGGTCTTCCGTATCTCCTCATCTCTCGTTCGTGGGGAGAATAACTGGAAAGTATCTGCTCCATTACCGCTTCGTTAAGATGCCCGGAATTGCCATTCATAGACATAATTCTTTCAGAAGCATCGTCCCAAGTCGCATTGGTTAGGGACTGTCCCGGCTTCAGACTGTTTATAAAACCCGCCACCGTCTCTGTCATCCCAGACTCGGGTGTAAACGTCATATACACCATCCCGCGCCTATCCAGCGTTCTTGTCACCGCTTGAGAGTATATATCTCTGGAGGGTTCCTCA